TTTAAGACTTCTCGTTCAGAACGTAATGACGATTGGAATGAGAACTACTACATTCAAGCATCTGCATATGCAGAGATGTTTGAAGAACGCACTGGTCTTGCAATCAATCAGATTGTGATTCTAGTGGTAACAGAGGATGGAGTTGTCCAAGAATTCATCAAAGATAAGAAGGATTATCTGGGGATGTTGATTGAAGCAGTTGACGATTTCACTCAAGCATGGGAAAAAGAAAATGAAAAATTGGATGAAAGTCCTGCCGTTATCGGCGCTCCTGTTTAGTGGTGTTGCATCAACAACAATGTTGTCATCAGCATTCGCACAAGAAAAGGACACACAAACAGAACTAGAAAAAAAAGGAATGTTTTATTGGGCTCAAAAACCAGCACAATGTTCTAGTAGTGAAGCAGTAGTTGAACAACTAAAGAAACATGGAGAACTTCCTACCGTATGGATGGAAGGTCTTACTGGAATGCCAAATGGTTCTTTCAATGGGTCAAAGTTTGTTATTGCAATCAATCCAAAAGCAGACCCTGTAACTTGGACATTANTTGAATTTGTCGATGATGGANAACAGGCTTGTATTCTTGGATTTGGTCGAGGGATGATAAATATAAGCATGCCAGAAAAAGATGGTGTTAAAACATGACCACAATCTGGCACCTATTATTGACAGTGTGTCTTGGAAGTACCTGTGTAGAACAGGATGTTCAGTGGTTTGATGAAGAAAAACAGTGTAAAGAACTACTACCAGTGTATGCTGGTATTCCTACTGACGGTGATTGGGATACTGTAGAATATATCTGTAAACCTGTAGGAAGTAAAGGAGTATAAAATGTACGAATATAAATGTAAACTAGTCAAGGTCGTTGATGGTGACACAATTGATGTTGACATTGATTTGGGATTTGGTGTATGGATGCGAAAACAACGTATCCGAATGTATGGTATTGATACACCAGAATCTAGAACATCTGACCCAATTGAAAAAATATATGGAAAAGCTGCAACTGCATTTCTAGTTAAGTGGACTAATGCTGGTGACCTTACTTTGAAAACATTCAAAGATGGTAAGGGTAAGTATGGACGCATTCTTGGAGAAATTTGGTTTGGTGGTGAATATAATATTAATCAGTTGTTGGTCGATAATAATCATGCAGTACGTTATCATGGTCAATCTAAGGATGAGATTGCAGAAGAACATCTTGCAAATCGTTCTATTTTGTCCTTGACAAATGAAGATTAATTTGGTATAAATATAGTATAGTTTGATGATACAAATCAAATACTGGACAGGACATGGGGGCAGTACCCATCGCCTCCACCATAATTACTTGGGGATAAGTGTGCTTGATAAATTGATAACATATCTTATAAAGTTCTTTAATATTAAAGAANAAACGCCAGTTAGATATCTATCTGGTGTTNGTAAATCAAGTAATTATGATGGGGGCGAACTAGGTTCGACTGACAGGGATAGAGGCGAGTAGAATTATCGGATGACTGCGTAATAGGTCAAAANNCGTAAATGCAAACGATAACAATGCATATGTAGATTACGCTATCGCAGCTTAATCGTACTGAGTTTCGGTGGTGTACTTGGAAACAGAAACACCACCACTTAATTATGAAGAGGATATTATATTATGAAAGAATTTATATTAGTGATTACGATGTGGGGTATTGATGCTGGTGGTGATGACAACTATATTGGTCAGATTGCACTACAACAACCTATGACAAAACCACAGTGTGAATATATGATGGATGAGAAAATGTGGAAGCCCACTTACGAGAATGAATATTTTTATATGAAGGGGCATTGCTTTCCAGCAGAATGTTCTGGTAAAGAGCAGTGTACAGAGTAACAGGATATTTTAAAGACCAGAAAGTGGTTAGACACTTTGTTGACCTGTACGATGCTATTGATTTTAAGGATAGTGTGGATGCACATTATCCATTGAGACTGACGATGAAAAAGGTAATTGATATGCGAGAATTTATATATGATAGTTGGAATGGTGTGATGGACATGGATAGAAATCCATTGAGACACATTCCAGATTTGAGTACCAGACATATGGTTTTACAAATACTTGCATGGATGTGGTGTATTGTATTTTCCTTTTTAGTTGGTAGTTTTGTTGCATTTGGAATTAGTGCAGTCGCTCACATTCTTCTACTTTCAGCTATTGTTATTACAGTAGGAACATTTGAAACGGCAAAACGTAAACCTTCCTTTTTTAGTAATTTCCCCACTTCCACACCAAGTCGCAGTAGAACAATGTACTACAACGGTAAAAAGATTGAATTAGACCCACAAGATAGAGGCGGTGAGCATGAATAAAATTAAACAATGGTGGTATGAAACAGACAGCATTGAAATGGTTCTATTTGCAACCATCTGGAGTTTATTTGGATATGGTGCATATGTGGTGATAGTTGAACTTGTACAAAAATTTACATGAACAGGGTAGCGCCTCAATACGCTCGTGCAGACCCACGGTTAGTCTGCGACTTTATTTTAAACAGGATATAATATGAAAAAACTTTTATCGACTACAATTTTATTAACTATGTTTTCTGCTCCAATTTTAGCAGAAGACATGACAATCGAAATGTTAAACAAACGTGATGATGGAGCAAAAATGGTTTACAGTGTAGACGTTGCTCGTATTGATGTTGGGGATACTATTACTTGGTTACCTACTAGTAAAGGACATAACGTAGAGTTTAAAGTGGGCCCAGAAGGTTGGGAAGTTCCAAAGAAAAGTAAGAATAACAAAGAAGTTGAAATGACATTTGATGTGCCTGGTATGTATTTTTATCAGTGTACACCACATAAATCAATGGGTATGATTGCTCTTGTAATTGTGGGTGATGATATTTCTAATAAAGATGACATACTAAAGTCATCAAAAGCAAAAGGTAAAAGCAAAAAGAAATTAAAAACTTTACTTGAAGATATTTAAACAGGATATATAAATGGAAAAATTGATGACACCTAAGAAATTCTCTCTCGCAGTGGAAGAGGTAGTACAAGAATGTGGTTGTTCTCACATGGAAGCAGTACTAGACTATTGTGAGAAAAACAACATTGAACCAGATACAGTAAAACCCCTTATCACAAAATCTCTCAAAGAGAAGATTGAGTGCAATGCAAGGGATTTACATTATTTACCCAAAGTCGCACAGTTACCAATCTAATGGAAGCATATGACGCATACAAAGTATATCATGCGTTGAAACTTCACTTTACTAGTAATTACGACTATGCAAAATATAATGGTAAGGCGAATGTGAGTGTGGACTCGTTCTTAAAACGAAAGGACAGACCCTTCTTTGGTCGTGTTGCACGAAAGTACAAAGACGATACCAAGGACTTCTTCATATCCAACTTTATAGTCAATCCCAAAGGCTGGGTTGGAAATTTTAACGATGAGAATTATTTGAACTGGAAGAAAAGAAATCAATCCCTCAAGTATAATTACAAATCAGAACTTACAGAGTTATTCAACAAGGTTGAAACCTTTGATGATATCTTTGCTAGTGAAGGACAACATCCCTTGTTGTTAAAACAATTCATGTCTAAGAAGACTTCAATGGAGACAGTAGCGATACTGGAATCACTTCTTGGGTTTTGTAGCAGATTCGATAAACAGATACAGGAAACAATTGTATGGCCCGATAGAAAAAAACTGATAAAAAATTACAGTAACCTCTTGACAAATGACGTAAATGAGTATAGGATAATAACAATGCAGTTAGTAAAGGAGCATTTCAATGACTGATTCAGTCGTAAAAGAACGAGACTTCTATCGTGCGAAGCTCGAACAATCCCAAGGTCGTATCCGTAATCTGGAACACGACTTGGCAGAACTTCAGACAAGGGATAAAATCCTTTCTGAAAGGGTGAAGCATCTTGCTTCTAACCCACCTCGTAGACCAAGGAGTCGTTATGCACGACACTAGGTCTTACAAAATATTCCAAGGCGGTTATGTCATCCCAGCAAAGGATGACAGGCCTGCCGACTATGTGAAAGCAAAACCACCTGTATTTCATTGTCAAGTATTTAATGGAAAACAGACTACTGCTTTCTTTACTAGAAAAACATATGCCGAAGCAAAACATGAAGGAGAGGAGTCAATGAAACTTGGAAGTTGAACTTGTAGACCATATGGGTGATGACCTCTCTGTAGTAAATGCAGCGAGGGTATCCTTTGGTAAAAAGAAAACACAGTTTGAACACGGTGACCTCAAACTGATTAGGTTTCTCGCAAGAGAAGACCACTGGAGTCCTTTTGGACACGCATCTATGCAGTTCCATATTAAGGCACCAATTTTTGTCGCAAGACAATTAGTTAAACACCAAGTAGGTTTGGTGTGGAACGAAATATCCAGAAGGTATGTAGATGACGAACCAGAATTCTATATTCCAAATGATTGGAGACTAAGAGCAGAAGATAAGAAACAAGGTAGTAGTAGTGAAACCGTTGA